TTGGCATGAACCAAGGCAAATACGCCTTCACCATCGCCACTCAAGATTCTTCGACTGGTACATCAACAGCCACCGCCACTCAAGTCCTGACTATGGACGACATCATTGCCGATTCCTATTCGGTGGGGTACAAAACCTTACAAGACCGCGAGGAAGCCTTCATCAACGTCACCTACCGCGTCCAAGAGCAGTACATGCTGGGCGAAGATCGCACCGTCACCGTCGCACCAGCGGGATACACCGGCTCGAACATCATTTCCTACGATCTATCGGATTTCTGCACCACCGAAAACCACGCCGTTACCTACGCCCGTTTCGCGTTAGCAACCCGCCTTAAGCAAACCCACGGCGTCAGCTTCACCACCTTTTTGGGACGCATCAATCTCTCACCCGGTCGTCTGTTTACGTTTAACTTGTCCGTCACAACAAGCCTCGGCAGCACCTATACAAACACCGAGCAATACCAAGTGGTATCAACGGTGTACCAGCCGGATGGCACGGTCAGCGTTCAGGCAATCCACGCCCCAACCGATCTATCTAGCGTGGTCTTTAGCAACACCTATAGTGTGGTGACATGAGCTACCCGGCACTCAATCCCACTGCCCGCACATGGACCCCCGGCTCATTCGGGCAATCCAGTTTCAACACGGCTAGCGGCGCCGAAGTCCGTGTGTTGTATGGCACTGTTGCCACCAATCACGGGCTTTTGCTTGCCTATGCCAACATTTCAGAAGCTCATGCACTGGATTTTAATACCCATTACACCAGTGTCCAAGGCAATTTTGAGTCTTTCACACTACCGGCTGAAATTTTTGCCGGGATGACTACTGCCTTTACTTTCGGCACAAACAGATGGCGTTACACAGAACCGCCTACCATAGAATCAGTAAAGGCTGGGATATACAACGTGTCTGTCAGCCTGATCGCCGTTTACAGCTGAGCTAAACTGCCGTTATGGCTAAGCACTTCACTGGTATTGATGGCAGCCTGCGGGTAGATGGCACGCAGATCGCCAAACTCAGCGAGTGGACTTTTACCGCAGAGACCACGACGCTAGAAACTACTAGCCTTGGTGATTTTGCACGTCAATTTGTCCCCGGCATCCAAACATTTGCCGGCACCGCAACAGCTTATTATTATGTTTCAAGTGCCAACGTTGTAGACGGGGGTGCATTGTATGAGGATGTAATTCGTATTAGCGCCCCAAACAGTGCGGCAACTCATACAATCCTATTTCGACTTGCTGGCACAACCAACCGCGAAGTGGAGTTCAGCTGCGTGGTGACATCGGTTTCGATTAGCTGTGTTGTAGGTGGTTTGGTTACTTCTTCGATAGCATTCACGGCATCCGGTGCTTTGACGAAGGCAACGATGGGTTCATAATCATGGCGGTTTACCTAGGGGCGCACGGCATCATTGAGCTAACGCGCACCAGCGAACAAAATTACTTAGATAGCACGCTAGATCCCGCTGATGTAAATGTTGCGGCTAAAAGATTTAGCTTTGATTTCGGCAACAATCGCTTCATGACAGGCGATTTGCTGCAAATCACCCGCATGACAACAGCTGGCGCAATTAGCACCAGCAATCTTGACTTTATTGCCGCCGCAAGTTTTCCAGGCGGCAGCCAGTCGCCTCAAGGGCAATGGTACGTCAATGTTGATGCTGCAAATGGCATTCGATTATATGCAAGCTGGAACCTCGCACTAGAAGGTGGAACCACAAATGCCGCGACACTTGCGACGCCTGCATCTGCATATCCAATTCGGGTCCAACTTAAAAACAATGATCGTCACATTTTGGGCGAAGTCATTGACTATGAACTAAATACAAACCGCGAAACAGCAGATGTCACCAGTCTTGGCGAGGTATTTCGCCAACGCATCAGCACTATGATCACAGGTTCTGGTAGCTGTACTGCCTTCTGGAATTACGAGGCTTATGCTACGGAAAACCGGAACACTAGCGGATACAATAACGAACTTAGCAATTACCTGCACCAACTGGTACTACGTCAAGATCTCGGCGCCAGTTTCCGAGCCCGGTTTTATCTTAAGACTCGCTTCACAAAGCCTTACACTTCAGGAGTGCCCGCACCAAACAGCGAACAGATCTTTTACGACTTGACTGGTATCATCACGGATGTCGGCGTAGCTTTCAATGCTAATGAGCCTGTCCGCAGCCGGATTAACTTCGTCACAACCGGTCAGCTAGCACTGCTATCTGAAGTTGTTCCTAGTCTGGTGCTCAATCAAACAGGTGGCACTGTTGTTCAACAAAACAGCAGTGGTAATGTGGCACTGCAGTCGCCCTAGACTGGTTCCATCACATTGTTTGCAACATGGCTGACCTCAAGGTAACACAGCTAAATCCAATCGTTGCTGGATCGGTAAGCACTGACGATGTGCTGTTGATTGTTGATGTATCAGCAGGCGAAGACAAAAAGATTGAACCGGACGCGCTTGTAGAAGCTGGCTTAAACCTACTCGGAGCCGGTTCTATTGACGGCAGCAAAATTATTGCCAATAGCATTACTGCTGCAGAATTAGCAACGAATAGCGTCACTTCCGTAGAACTTGCAGATGATGCAGTTGATGCAGGCAGCATCAGTGGCGGAACTGTCCACGGCTCAGCAATACCGTTTGGTGCAGGCGCCAAGATTCATGTTCTTGCGAGTTCAATCGGCACAGCCGATATTGGAAATAGCCAAATTACAACTGCAAAACTTGCTACGAATGCCGCTACAGCAGACAAAATCGGCGCCAACGTCATTTCAGGATCTCAAACGCTTCTAGGCAAAATTCATATTGAAGCCGCTTCAATCGGTGCAGCAGATATTAAAGACGCCTCAATTACTGCCGCAAAATTAACTGGCGGCGGATTGATTCCAGCTACCGGCATTCTAAATGCCAATGTTAATGCTAACGCGGGAATTGCCGTTAGCAAGTTAGCGGTTTTTAACCCTAATACTGTTCTTGCCGGACCTACAAGTGGCGCATCTTCAGCAGTTCCGACCGCACGCTCTCTTGTTTCCGCCGATCTTCCGCTTGGCACTACAGCTGCTGCCGGTGCTGTTTTTGTGCCAACTGGCGCAGGACTCACTATCGCATCCGGAGCCATCAGCCATAGCAATTCCGTCGCTGGCGCCAATTACGGCTACATCGCTTTTGATAACCAGGGTCACGTCACCGCCGGTCGTGCCTTGATTGCTGGTGACCTACCTATTGCCACGACTTCTGCGATTGGCGGCGTTTCGATTGGCGCTGGACTTAGCGTTTCTTCCGGTAGCGTCAGCCTTAACACTGCAACCGTTAGCACCATCGGCGGCGTTGCACTTAGCAGCGAAGTGCAGCTCGGCGCGGGCAGCACCCTCGCACTCGCAACCAGTGGTGTTGCTGCTGGCACCTATCCCAAAGTCACGGTAACCACAAAGGGCATCGTTACTGGTGGTACAACTCTGGCTGCAGCCGACATCCCTAATCACAGTGCCGCGCTACTAACTTCCGGCACCTTGGATGCTGCCCGCCTTGGGGCCAACACAATTACAGGTGCCAAAATGGCAAATGACTCTACCTGTATTATTCAGGCTACAACCCCGGCAGGTGGAGATTACGAAGGGCAATTTTTCTTGAATAGTTCCTCGAATGTGCTTACTGTATGGAATGGATCTGCGTTTGTGGCGGTTTCAGCAGCTGCCGCTGTTGACGACGGCACTTTTTAATGCCCGTAGACTTAGGCTACTTACCACCGGCTGTTAGCAGCGTTAAGGATGGCTATTCAACAACTTAGGTCTTCTACTGCGAATAAGCGCCCTGATCCCGTTGCAATGGTGAACGGACAGATCGCGTTAAATTTGGCGGATGCAAGTCCTGGATTATTTTTCAAAAATGCAAGCGGTAATTTAGTAAAAGCTGGTCCTGTCCATGTTGGCAGCACCGCGCCCAACTCATCACCTAGCGGGACAACAGGCAATGCGGTTGGTGAATTATGGCTTGATACCAGCACCACTCCAGCCGTAGTCCGCGCCTGGGATGGCAGCGTCTTTCAAAGTCTTCTCAACAGTGCGGGTAATACCATTCGAATTGGAACAGCAAGGACAGTTACAAATTCTACAGATACCGGCAATACAGGAGAGATCTGCTGGGACGCCAACTACATCTATGTCTGCGTGGCAACGAATACCTGGAAGCGCGTGGCTTTGTCTACGTGGTAACCATGAGTAGACTGTAACCATTAATTCCAGCCAAGCGGCGTTAAGGAATGGCACTCCAGCATCTTCGTTCTTCCACAGCAAACAAGCGTCCAGTCGCGATAAGTTTGGCTGATGGTCAGCTTGCGATAAATACGAATGCCGCCAGTCCCGGCATTTTCTTCACTAATTCCAGCAACGTCCTAACTAAAGTCGGTCCTATTCAAGTTGGACCCAATGCTCCGAATAGCAGCCCTGCCGGATCAAGCGGCAATGCGATTGGTGAGCAATGGCTTGATACCAGTGGTAGCACCATAGTCATCAGAATTTGGGACGGCAGCGCATGGCGACAACAGGACAAATTTACTGCCGTTGCTGGGACAGCAGCAGCACCATCTTTTACATTTGATGGCGACACAAACACCGGTATTTTTTCTGCTGGCGCAGATCAAGTTGCGATTACAACCGGTGGCACTCAGCGCGTATTAGTTGACGCTGCCGGTGACGCAACGATCACCGGACATGTCAATATTGCCACTAGCAAGGAGTATCGAATTAACGGCACCAAGGTTCTTGATGCTACAAGTTTGGGCAGCAGTGTTTTAATTACTAGCACCAACATTACTGATGGCACAATCGTCAACGCTGACATAAACGCATCTGCAGCTATCGCCGGTACAAAAATCAGCCCTGACTTTGGTAGTCAAACGATTGCCACCACCGGGATTGTTAGCCATGCCCTTGGCACGGCTGGCGCACCCACTGTTACCTTCACTGGCGACACCAACACCGGCATTTTTTCACCTGGCGCAGATCAAGTAGCCCTCAGCAGTGGTGGGTCTGAGCGACTGAGGATTGGTGCATCTGGCCAGATTGGTCTTGCGGGAGCTAATTACGGCACAAGTGGTCAAGTTATTACCAGTAACGGTTCTGGTTCAGCGCCAACGTGGCAAACAAGTACTGCTAGCCAATGGACCACCACCGGCAGCGACATCTACTACACAACAGGCAGAGTAGGGATTGGCACTACGAGTCCGAGTGATAACTTGCACGTTAGTGGTGCAGGCAGTCAGGTTATACGTTGCGGTACTACGGATACTTCTGGCATAGCGGTTGGAGTCCTTCGCGCATCGTACCTTGGTGGCGGCGGTGGCACCCAAGCAATCGTTGATTTAAGAGCCGGAGATGGTTACGCTTTTTTAACAACCACAACAAACACCCCGGTCGTTTTCGGTACTAACACCACCGAACGCGCCCGTATCGACACCAGCGGACGCCTCTTAGTTGGCACGTCTACTGCGCGTAGTAATTACTACAGCTCAGTGACACCAGGCGGACTACAAAGCGAAGTCGGAACTCTAGCTATTTTTCAAAACTCAAACAACACCACCGGAGCAGCTCATTACATAGGCAAATCCCGTGGCACAACAGCAAATAGCAATACGGTTGTACAAGCTAATGATCAACTAGGTGCCATAGTTTTCTTTGGCGCAGACGGAACAAATGTTTGGCCTGGCGCTCAAATAACGGCACTGGTAGATGGCACCCCTGGCGCTAATGACATGCCAGGCCGTCTAGTGTTTTCTACTACCGCCGACGGGGCAAGCTCTCCGACGGAGCGGATGAGGATTACTTCTGCTGGCCTTGTAGGCATAGGGACTAGTTCGCCTAATTATTTAATAACGGCCAACTCATCGACCACCAGTAGTACTTTACAGCTTACAAATTCTTCTACTGGGTCCACTGCAAGCGACGGATTTTTGGTTCAAACCAATGGTCTTAATGCAGTTCTATCCAATGAAGAAGCTGGTGACATGCGATTTCACACAAGTGGCACGCAGCGAGTAACGATTACCTCCGCTGGCAGCGTAGGGATTGGC